AAAATCATCTATACTACCTTCCCGAATGTCTTGAGCAGCTTGGCGTCGTGCTTGCTTCAACCAATCCCTAGCAAGTGTATGAGACTTTGCTAGCTTCTCTGCCCAGATCATGTCCTCAAGTGGAACACTTTCTTTGTTTACGATACATCTACAAATAGACTCTAGTCTTAGTCTGTACTGAGTAGATAACATGTTAGTCTCGTAGTTTTTTTTGCAAATCAGAAACCCGTTGATACTCGTCAAGAGCATTTTCAGAACGGTATTTAAGAATAGTTTGGATATCTTCTAAGATAACTTCTGTATCAGCATAATCATCAAGATATTTATCAATCGCATCTTTAAGATAACGTAATCTATGCCACTCAGGACTATAAGGTTTGTATTCCATAATAAAGAGATCATATGTTTAGATTATAAATGCACCTTGATAATTTGTCAAGGCACATTTTATTTAGAGATCAATATCTTTGAATTCTTCAACCAATTTACTAACATAATCTTCAGTTCCATCCATTGTCTTTACTTGAAACAATGGTGATCTCATATACTTTTTGATCTTCTTATATTCTTTCAGAAGATTATCAACTTCACGTTGATCAATAGTGATCTTTGCCTTACCATCTTTGGAATCATCTATATTATTCTTAGTGAATCCACTAAATCCTTTACTCATTTTTCTTTCTTTTTTACTTCTTTTGTTTTATAACCCCACAGTTTGGGATTAATTCTCCCTTGCGTCTGATTAAAAGAAAGTAGATCTTCTCTATACTTGTCCCAATAATAATCGAAAATTTCTACTTGCTTTGTTGACATTACAATATCATAATGTATTTTTTTATCAAGAACATACTCTACAAGGAAACTTGAAGTTGGCAGAGATCTATCATCTGCCAATCTTGGATCACAATCTTCATGAATAATTTTCAAGAACGTCCTCCCCAGGTAATATCAGGATATGCTTCTTTCACATTGTCAAGAGAGATCTTGTACTTGGTAGATAGGTTTTTATCCTTTACAAGAACAAGAATTTCTGCTTCCTCAGGATGTAGACCTTCAAGAATGTTGATGAACATTACTTCTCTTCGGATAGAAGAAAGAGATTCATTGCCACCCTTCACAAAATTATAGAGTTTAGTAGATTCCTTACGGATAGAAGTTTTCTTTGCCCGTTGGGATTCTTCAGCAATAGAATTTTGTGTCTGTGAAGATACTCTAATCTTATCTGATAGGTTTCCAGATGCTGTCGCATCCTCTTTAAGATTTCCATAGGGCACTTCTCCAGGAGGAAGAAGTGAAACTACAGTTTCATCAAAGTTCCAAATCAGAATACTCTTAAGTGGAAGGCAATCATACTTTTTGAGTGCCTCCACTTTCTTTGCATTACTGCGTTGCTTTGAAACTACCTCAAGAATCTCATGCATAAAAGCATTAGTTGGTAGTTCAGGAAGATCCTTAGTCGTCGTTGTCTTCTTCTGTTTCGTAGTGGTCGTCATAACTGTTTTCAAATCGTACTGCTAAAATTTCATCTGGTAGGATGTTGCCATTCTCATCGAACATTTCTGGATGAGTATATCCTTTGTAAGAATAAATGTTCTCTTTTACTAACCACCCAATTATTATACCAATAAACAAATAAGAAATCAAGAGTAATATACTTACTGCAATGAGTGCCTCTTGCATGGTCCATTCCCCCGAGAATTTTTTTTAATGCTGAAAGATACATCAAAACTAAAAAGTCTTATATTAAAAGATATTAATCTATTATCTATTTTTTTCTCATAAGACAATAATAGTTCTAATCCACGATCAACATTAATATCTGTATTATTTATTTCCCGATCATTCATTTAATTTTTCTGGTTCTTTTTTCCTTTACCCTTTGTATTTTTATATTTTATGACATCTTCTACGATGCCATCAATATAAATTTTTAACTTTCTAGCAAGTGGTTTTGACAGGTATCCATATGCTTCACGAAGTTGTTTATGCTCATTATCAGAACCACCTTCAATGTACTCTCTCAAATCGGCACTTGTAGTTTTAATTGTATTTACAGGGGAACTATTCAAAAGTTGATTCAATTCATCCTTTGTAAATTTGTTATCCCTCAAATAATCGTATAGTCTCAAATTAAATTTTTGACGAACGATTGCATCATCAACTGCACCTTCAATGATATCGTAAATCTCTGCTAGTTTTTGGGTGATCATACCATGTTATTTTGTTTTAGATATTGAACAGTATCAGTACATCCTCCAAGTTTAATTGACTCGGCAGAATCTTCGTTAAGTATTACTTGAGGAAAAGTAGAACCATTACCAAACTTTTTATAAAATTCTTCACCTGTATAATCAACGCCCAATTCATAGGAAACATGCTTTAGTTCTGCAAGTTCCATAATGTTTTTGATCTTTACACAGTATGGACATCCATATTTTGAGTAAATTGTGTACATAGTCTTCATCTCCAACTGTAAAAGTATAACATGTTAATTTTGAATACGCAATAAAAAAGAGTCTGTACATAGACTCTTTTTATATTACATTTATATATGCATCAAGATATTCCAGGAACGTAGTTTCTCCTTGGTTTGTATTGATACAACTTTTCTTTACCGTCCTCTTGATATCCTATCCAGTCCTGAATTTTACGTTTATTTACTTCTTGAAAAAATTCTTGATTTAAATACCACTCTTGCCACTCAGTATTTGCTTTAGATCCATTACATGATAAGCAAGAGCAAACAACATTTTTTGTATAATTAGTTCCGCCTTTTGATTTGGGAACTACATGATCTATGGTTAGATTTTCTATAGAACCACAGTAGGCACATTGATTATCCCACTGATCTTTAATTCTCTTTCTCCACATTTTTCTAGCTTCCTTTCTATTTACAGTGTGTAAGTTATAGAGATATCCTTGAGGAGATGCGTAAAGTTCCATGCGATACGAGTAAAAGGACAAAAAAAAGACAGGCCCGTAGAGGGTGCTGTCCAGAGAGTTATTAAATGTAATTTTGAATTTGCATACAGAGTATTTCAACTCTCATGTTTTTATTTATGCATATGAAAATAGGAAATCGGATACAAACAGAACTTTCTTATAGTTTTTCCAAACGTTATTCATAGATTTTGTTCCCAATTACTAAAGCATCCATATCAGAAGCGTGTAATAAATCAATAGCATCAGCAGGAGTGCCAGCAATTGGTTTCCCACCAATATTTAACGAAGTATTCAATACCATAGGTATGCCAGTGAGATCTTTAAACTTACTAATCAATTGATGATACAAAGAAGGACTTACAGTTTGTGTTCTACAAGTTCCATCAACGTGTGTGATAGCAGGAAATCTATCTGGTTCCAATACATCCATAGTATAGAGCATATACTCGGACTTACCAATCCAATCAAAATAATTTGAAACTTCTTCCTCAAGAACAGATGCACCAAATGGTCTATACCATTCTCTTTCCTTTACTTTATCATTCAATATATCTTTTCCATCAGGAATAGATGGATCCATAAGAATAGATCTGTTTCCTAATGCTCTAGGACCAATCTCACCTTGACCTTGATACCATCCAACTATCTTCCCATTTGCCAATAACTCAGCAGTTGTTGCTATTGTTTCTTTTGTTGGCATTTCTGTTGGTGATTTATCATCTTGCCAGAATGGAAATCCTGAACTATCAAAAGGTTGTTGATCATAACACTTGCGAAGAAACTCAACAATACCCAAACTTAATCCACAATCATTTGCATGAGGAGGGATTATAAGGTTAGGAACTCGTTTTTTAATCTCCGTATTGATAACAACATTCTGTGCTATACCACCAGTATAAGAAATTACTCCATCATATTGAGAAAAATAATTTGCAAATATATTCTCAGTTACTTCGTGATAAGAACGAACATAATCTAAATGATCTTCCCATTCTAACCTCCATTGTGACCATACAAGATCGAAATCCATAATAGACATTTCTTTCAATCTATTCACAACGTATGGTTTCACATTTCCATACGATTGGAGTGCCATCAACTTACCAGCAAGATCAAACTGATTTCCCTTGATGTCTAGTTTATTTGCAATTGAAGTAAACAAAGATCCAAAACTAAGACAGTCCTCAATACGATAGAACTCTTCTCGTTTTAGATTCCGATAAACAGAGTGGACAATATTATCGTCACCATATCCATCAAAAACTAAATCAACATCTGACTTACCTATAGGCCAGATGCTGAGAGAATGTGCTAAATGGTGATCGATCCTGAATACTGGACAAGTAAATTCCAAGTCTCGGAATGCACCAATATCAATAGATTCATATATTTTAGTATCATTAGTGTTCAAATACTGATGCTTATCTTCATCAATAACAATTCCAATAGCATCAACTTCAGATGGTTTAATATTCCAACGTTTGATTAGATGAGTCCATGAAGTGAGATCTTCATAACCATGATGTTTGATTTGAAGATCCCTTTCACTAGAATAATATCTTACCTTTCTTCCATCAGTATAAGTTACATTTGCATCGTGCTCATCTAATCTGAGACCAATGAACTTCACTTATTGTCCCACTCCCTGACAATCTTCGCAGCATCACGATCAAAGATCTCAAGACCAGCATCAGTAAGAATGTGATCGTACATTCCATCAAATACCTTGGGTGGCATTGTGCAGATCTCAGCACCATTGTACCAGGAACGAATTGCACGTTGAACATTGCGGATCGAAGCAGCAAGAACCTGAGTTTCCATACGATGGATCCGATAGAGTTCGGAGATGGATCGTATAACCTCCAGACCTGCCACTGACTGGTCATCCAAACGTCCTACGAAGGGTGAGACATAAGTTGCACCTGCCTTTGCTGCTAAGACTGCCTGAGCAGCACAGAAGATCAATGTGACATTAGTACGGATCTTCTCTTTAGAGAGTTCCTTACAGACTTTTAGACCATCACGGGTCATAGGAAGTTTAATTGTGCTCACACTACCAAACTTATCAACCAGTCGGATTGCTTCATCCAACATAGTCTGAGCATCACCCATGACTTCCATACTGATGTCTTGCACACCAATGTCTTTGATCTCTTGATATACAACTTCAGGATCTCGTCCTGACTTCATAATCAATGATGGATTAGTTGTGACACCATCAACTAGTCCAGTCTCAAAATAGTTGCGAATAAGTTCTGTGTCTGCTGTGTCTAGGAAAATTTTCATTTATCTTTTAGGTACTCCCGTTCTGTTTTATACAAGAAATCCATTCTTTTGTCAAGGTATATTTGAGCACCCTGATAAAGATCTGGTAGAAACCATTGATCAATACGATAACAGTATTGCCAATTAGTTGGTTGAATGCAATTCATCACTACGACGGTCCAAAATGCTGTCAGGTAATTTGTAATAGTCAACATAAAAAGATGTCATGAGTGTTTTCCCTTAGATAAATGATCATAGTCCTGTAGTTTTCCTTCTTTAAAATGAATACGGCACTCGATCCAATCTTCCCACTTACCTTCCCATTGTTCAGGATACACTGTGATGTATTTTGTGATGTTCATCGGTCTTACTTTACCATGAGTTCCATTAGGAATCCACTTAAAGTTTAGAAATCCTAACTTACCTTCTCGATACCCTTCATCACCTTCTTTTAGTTCAACAAAGTCAGCAGTATGAGAGTAATCAATCAGATATAATTGTCCATCAGGAGACAACCAATACTGACTCATTGTTCCACCAATTCCTTCTTCAATGTCTTTTGTTTGACATCTGACATTGGTGAATTCTGGTCCAAGATCATATGAGCTTCTTAGATAATCAAACATTCCCAAAACTTTTTGCCTCCTTTCTTTTATATATTCTACCCCGTTTCCATCTATGACAGTTTAAAATTAGTCCTCCATAATTTTTTCATCATTAAATTTAACCTCATCCATAATATCCTTTACCTTATCAAACACTTCATCTATAGGATAAGTTTTTACCTTACCAGTTTCAATATCATCTACCATTTGCATTAGATGCTCAAGAAATTCTTTAGGATAAACATCGTCCTCACCAAGAGTTTGCCAAAACCATTCTCTACATTCTGTGTATGAGTCATCATAATCAAGCACATTATATCCATCATAGTTTGATGTCATAAGATCTGCCCAGATGTTGAAGGCATGTCTAATATTTTTCCATCCAGTCATCCAACAATGACCTATCCAATACTCCCACCAATTCATTAGTAGTATGTCGGTTTTACCTGCAGTCATCATACAATAAAAAACCACCCCTGTGAAAAGGTGGTGTGACAGTTCTTAATCTGTCTCATAGATACTCTTTCGACTCTTTAC